GAAGTAGATCGGAGTCGGCGTATAAGGCAGGAAAGCCCCTTTAGACGCTGTGCCGTTTCGCTCGAAAGCTTGGACAGCATCCCATATCCTTTTAGCCTGTTTTGGCGTATACGCTCCGATCTGTTGGCCCATCTTAGCCCCTTGTATCGCAGAGCAACGATATTGAGTAAATCGCCGGTGTAACCGCCGTGGCCGTTGCTGCATCGTTGCTTGCGATGCTTAGGCGAACCTCAAGCAAATCCCCAGGATCGACGCCTGTTGCGTTGATTGTGAAATCATAGTTGGCCGCCGAAAGCGAGTTCATTGAGGTTGCTGGAGTCGTTACAAGATCCGACCCGAGCGAACCATCGGAGCCAATGTAAGCCTCAGCATCGATGGTGCAACTCGTATCGGCAACGGTCGTCTCCATCTTGGCTCTAATGCGAAGCTGGATCGTCTGGCCGTCCTCGTAGTTCGACGGGATCGGAATGGCCAAATAAAGCCGCCTAGTCGTCGATCCTAGAGCCTTTACGTCACCAGCCGTAATTCTGACCGGGTTGGTGCCCCAAGTGCCTGTAATGATCCCTAGATCATCGCTGGCCGGTGTCGCTGGTAGGTTGGTTTGCGTCGCATCCCATACCCGCGCCTGCGTAAGTGGAATGACAGACTCCGCCAAGACCCGTTGAGCGATCTTGGTATAGGCAATGTCTGCATTACCCGCGATCGTGTAATTGGTGATGACCTCGGGAGGGAGGATGATGGTCGTGTTCGGTATGGTTGTCATGGTAGTAAGCCTAACGCTCCGTAGGGCAAAGGGTTGTAAAGTTTGAATTCTAGCCAATGAGCTTGAACTGTGTTTGGTGGCTCAACGTCGGCAATTTGGTATCCGTTTTCGTCGAGCAAAACAGGTCTATTCGCAGGCTCGCCGTTTCGCATCGCTCGGATGATCTGGAACGGCAATTGACCTGGAGCTGGTGGCCCAACAATATCTACCCGCTTGTAGTATCCTTCATGCCGGACTCGCTTATACCAAGCTTTGTCTGGTGTTGTTCGATATGGCCATCGAAACTGAATTACGGCCGTAACTTCCCAATATCCGCCGCCGCCTACGTTTGGATCCTTGACAGATACGGCTTGGAGCTTTTGCATCTTGCCTGTCCCAGGAGCCCAACTTAGGAACGCATCGGAGTTGACTGATTCGCGATAGGCTGCCTGAACAAACGGATTGAAAACCAGCATATTTTTTCTGATCGTAACTGTCTGATCCGCAAAGAGTCGTTTGAGCCCGTGGATTGGCTCGTTGTTTTTTGTGACGATCGGGTTGCCGTCATAATCCTCGTCGATTTCTTCCTCAGTCTCAACATCATCCCAATCGATCTTGGCAGGAGTCAGCAATGGGCTTTGCGGTTGATTACCTGGCCCTAGCTTGATTTCTCCATTGTAGTTGACAGTGACAATCCAATAGATCGGACTGATCCTTTGTGGCCTTGCTTGATCCGCAAAAACGTAAGGATACATCGCTGAGTATGACGAACCAGCCTCGGGGATACCAGAAGCCTGAACAACATCATCAATCGTTGCTTGTGGCGTTGTGAACACCTGATACGCCGAAGTGAATGCAGCTTGAGCCGTTCGGAAATTGTCCGTTAGGCTAAAGTCTCCATCAATCTTTGACCACATTTGAGAGACCGAGATTACGTTGCTCATTTGACAAACTCGATTCTAACCTCGTCGCTTGGGGATCGATTCGCCGCATCGAGAATTGCATTGGTTCTTTTCTGTTCTTCGACTTGCTTGGAAGTGTTCTCGACTAGCTTCGCTATTGGGCTGTCTGTCTGCCCACGGACAAGCACCCGAGACTCGAAAGCGGTTAATGATCGCAATTGCTCTTGCAACGCACTAGCCGCCCCTTCCCGTGGTTTTAATCCGATCTTTACATTAAGCTTCATTGCGTCTTGCAACGCCTGTAACCGTTCGCGGATCTTCGTATCGAAATCCTCGGTCAATCCGCCGACTGCCTCATCCAAGATAGCCTGCAAGCTTTTTTCGGTTTCCGTAACTGCACGCTCGCCGAAAGATGGCATTTCCTTTAGCACATCCTCGAAGGTAAACCGACCAGAGAGTAACTTGCTGTAGGAATCGACAAACCATTCAGCCTTAGCAAGCAATCCATCGAACACAAAAACCACATCGTTATAAATCTTGGTCGCTGATAGCAAAACCGATGCCGAAATGACATCGAGCACATCATTAAACCGAAAGATGGCGATTTCCGCCGCTGTGAATCCAGTAACGAAAGCCTCGGCAATCGTCTTGCCGACTCCTTGCATAGCGTTTGCCATTTGCTCTGAGTAGTTGACGAAATCATCCATCGCCGGAAGCATCGAGGCTTGGATAAACTCAAACGCAACCACGAACCCTCGGTAAACAACGTCGCGAATCGGAGCAAGCAAAGCACCGAAGGATTCGTAAAGGTTCTTGGTTGCAACCTTCAGCGCGTCGCTTGCTTCTAATGCCGACTTAGCTGATTCCGCTTTGTTTAGCAGCCCCTTGGTAGCAAGCTCGCTGACCGCTGCTAGTTTTTCCTCATTTGTCGCTAGTTGATCGATGTTTGGTATGAGCCCTTTGAACGCATCGAAATTGCCGTTTACTGCATCTTCGACCATCCTCATTGCTGACGATAAGTCTCGATCAAAGACCCGCGACAGGCCCAAAGCCGCTTCTGCCATGTCCTCGATGGCATCGGTAGCAGCACCGCGCCTAAGTGCTTGGCTCATTTGCTCCATGATACGGCCAGCATCAACATTTGTCATCCGCTCAAGGCTGTTTGCAACCTTGCGCATTTCGTCCGCTGTTTGTCTGCTTCCGTTTGGAATTAAAGCAACAGTCTCGGAAAGCTTGATTGCCGATCGATTTAGATCATCGAATGCTGCGACCGAACTGGATGCGAAGCCAACGATGGCCCTGCCTGCTTCGACAACGCCGATAACCGCCGCTGTCACGCCTGCCAGTTGAGCCAAGCCACGGACGGAGAATTCCACCTGTTGAGCCGTCTTGGTCACTTCCGAAGAAAATTGACGCAATACCGCTGAGGCTTCGTTTCGTGCTCCGAGTGTTACTTCTACGTCAGCCACGTTTTCGCCTTTCGTCCTCGATTCGGTTTACGTCTGATTCGAGTGCATTTTGCACCGAAACAAACCAAGCATCCTGGTCGTTCAATCCGCCATCATCAGGCAGGATCCCTTTCGAGACCCAAGCCGCAAGGTTGGCTGCGGAGCTTACGCGATGCCCAACGTAATCCTTCGGGCAATCGGTAATCTCGATGTATCCTCGATCCTCGCAAGCTTCGCACCCTGCTTCATCGCAACTTGGACAACCTAGCATCAACGGTAGGTCTTTGCTCGGTAGGTTATTGCAATGGTTTCGAGTGCATGACTTGCACAACTCGCCGCATCGTATCAATGCGGCAATCCTTATTTTTTTCTGTCGCCCTCGCTCGCTGAATTGCCTTGTAAACATCTTGCAACAAGCTTTACAGCATCCGCGACTTCGATTTCTTCGTCCCATGAATCAATCGGTTTGTCGATACTCCAACCAGCAACGCAAATCGAGACAGCTTGACGCAATGCTGCGATCTGCTTTTTGGTATCGCCTAGATCCTTGAAGTCCTCGACAAGACCTAGCACTTGCTCTGTCTGCTTGAACTTCAAGCGATTGAACTGGAACTGAATGTCGAGCCCGTCAATCGAGCCCTCGAAAGTGTTATGCTGCATGATTAAAAGCGATCGAGAATTCTTGGTCTGCCGCGTCTACGTTCTTATTGGCCTGCCATTCGAGCTGGTCGATCATAATTCCGTTTCTGTCGCCCATCGGCTTAGCCTGTAGCTGAGCTTTTGGAATCGTGAAAACCAGCGTCGAAGTGCTCGGCCCATCAATTGTAAACGAAAGGCTAGCTTCCGTCGAATCGCGAAGTTGAGCATAACGGCCCTGAGTGGCAATCAGCTTAGATTCAGGGTTCGCCGTGATTCTTGGGTTGCGATCCGTGATAACGAAGTTGTCGATGCCTGCAGCCGAAGTCGAACATTCCCGAGCGGTAATCACGTTACCTAGATCGATTGTGGCAGATTCCAAGCAAAGATTGTAGGATGCCCAAGACGTAGCACCTCCAGACACCCTTAAAGGCAACGTGTTATCGTAGTTGATACTCGATGGAATTGACGCGTCTGCTTCGTCGTCGTAAACGCCTTGAAAATCAAATTCAATTCGTCCCATGCGGCCAGTCGGCAAGATAAACTTCGCATTTCCAACCGCGCCATAGATCCTGCGTCGAACGCCATCGAAGAATCCTGCAATCGTTGCCGTCTTGACATCGGATCCACTGGCCGGAACTTGCGTTTTTGGGTAGTAGGTCGCTGTTGAAAGCACTACGCCACAAGCAGGTAGATAGGTCGATGCCCAAGCAGGAATGTTAGTTCCATCGTAGGCAAGATCGACCGAGAACGTAGCTCGGCCACGCCTAGCCCCTGGGATCGATGCAAGCCGACCGAAACCACCTTGCCCTTGACGCTCTTGCATCTCGAACTCTGGATTGATTACAAGGTCATAGGCATTGATCGTGCAATCAGCCGCCGCGATTGTTTCCGCAGTACCAACCGTCGATTCGATCTTTCCGCCGAGAACTGATTTCTTACGAAGTAGCATATTTGTCCCTTCCTAGTATTTGGTTGGCATCTTGTTTGGCTTCTTTGAGCTTGCGATTGAGAATCGCTTGGGCTTGTGCTGCACCTCGATCAAAAGCATCCTTGACGCCTTCGATCTTGCTGACTTGCAAATCGCGTAGCTTTTGGATTGGGAATCGTTTTTTGCCGACTCGCTTGTAAATGTTCCGCCCTAGCTTTGGGATCTTAGGCCCGAAGGCACCTTCAAAGACCATAGCAGGAACACCGCGCACCATCTCGATCTCAACGCCCTCGACTGTTTGTCGAGCCTTGAAAGCTCGCAAAGGCATCGTAAACGTGTCGTCGATCTTAAGCAATGATTCTTTTTCGAGCAGATTGTCAATCAAGGTTTCGTCAACGCAAAACGAGCGTAGTTCGTCAACCTTTTCGACTACCATTGCCGTTGCTATTTCTCGCTGCGTCCGAGTCCTGATTTCGGTCGTCGCTTCGGTGTATCGCTTCTCGAATGCTTTCTCTAATCCGTCTGCGTAGTTCAAGACTCGCTCGGATGCTAGGAGTGCGTTTTCTTCGTGTGCCACAATGTCGAATATCATCTTCGCTCCGTTGGGTCGTCCTCTGATACTCGATAGGTGACAAGTAATTGAATGTTGGCACCGTCAACACCTCCATCGGAAGTGAAAACGATCTGAGGCCCAAAGTTGGCGTAAAGTGCATTCCCGTCGAAGGTGTGCCAACTGCTAGCCGGTTGACAGATACACTTGCGAACATCCGAAGCAAATTGATTCATTAACGTATCGATCGCGTCTTGGGTTCGCTCCGATGGCATCAAGATCAGTCGGATATTGAATTGCTGAGTCAGAGCAACCGCCGGAGGATTGCCCGGACAAGACAACTCAGGTACAGGATTGCTCACGCCCTGAGTTATAATGATCTGCCGATCCTTCGGAGTGTAATTAGCGAATCGAGTAGGTCGCTTGACCTCTTGGACATCGGTAGGGTACGTAGCCGAATCGTTGACCATAGCCGATAGCCTGGTTTCCAATTCTGCTGCAATTTCCTCGATGATCGCTAACGGCACTCTAGCACCAACATCCCTTCATCATGCTCGACCAAGCGGACAATTGACCGCCTGTCGATCGGATCACCGACTCGCGGAGATAGACCGATCTGATCTCCGCCTAAGTCTAATTCATCACTTGCAATGCCTTCTGTCTCATCGTTGGCAACGTGAATGGTGAATCGTGGAGTCACCAAATCCGATGCCTCTGGAAGTTGCAAAGAATCTTCCCGCAAAACCACCGCATCGATCTTGCGAGACCGACCGTTTCGCTTGTAGTAAACGATCGGCTCTGCAAAATCATCAGGGTTGGCGAATACCTTCTTGGCATCCTCTGTGATGAGGTCGTGAAGGCTCATCGGTTATCGCTTGCACTCAACAGCGACATAATCGATGGTAACGCTGTTCACGTTGGTCGATGCAGACTTGCTGATCTGAACAAACGGTTGGAGCGATCCGGTTGCAGCCGCCATCGAGAAGGTCGTGGTCGAGGCAACTCGGGCACCGTCGATGTAGAATTTAACATCGCTCTTGCCGCCGGTGAAATCGATCACGAATTCTTTGTAGGTTGCAACAAGCGAAACGCCAGATGCCTTGTCGTCAAGGTCAGTCGTTCCGTCATCGCTCTCACAAACAACAGCATTC